CTACAACAAGGTCAACAACAAAAAGGATTAGATATAACAAGAGAAAATCTCTTAGCACAACAAGCTCTACCGTTCCAGAGAGTTGGTTTCTTATCTGACATATTCAGAGGTGTCCCAGCACTACAACAAACCTTTTCAAGAACAGCAACCCCTCCACCAAGCAGAGGGTCACAACTTCTTGGACTAGGAATCGCGGGTCTCGGAGCAGTTGGACAAGCTGGTGGTTTTGGTAAATTTTTTGGATAAGGTATAATGATAAGAAACGTATTTGACAGACCAATGTTTAGAGTGCCTGGTGTAGATAATAGACCTTCTGGCATAATGGCTTCTGGACCACAATTAATGCAGGCTTCTTTCACTCCAGTTAAACCAAAAACTATGGATGAAACAATTACAGAAATAAAAAATGCTTTTTCAAAAGCAGGCACAGCATCTCCCTTTTCTATTATTGGAAAGGCTGAAGCATCAGAAAAAGATAAAGATTTACAGGCTCAGTTTGATGATACAGTTGATCCCGAAGGTCCACCAGGTGAAGGTTATGCAGATCTTTCGAAATTAATACAAGAAGCAAATAAAAGAGTATTAGAGGATGAGAAAAATCCTTTTGGAGATACTCGTAAAGATGAACCAACAGGTGATGCCGCTACATTAATTGCAGACGCACCTGGGTTTGAAGCAGCAGCAGATGATCGTAAAGATGAACCAACAGGTGATGCCGCTACATTGTTCAAGAGAGATATTCCAGGAATAACTTTAGATAAAACCAAACAAAAAGTAAAAGAACTGTCTGGTCAAATACAGACTCTTTATAACAACTACACTACTGATTTACAAAATTTAGGGAACAGAGATCTTTTTGGCACGACCATGAATAAATCAGTTGAGGCGTACAGAGAAGCTCTAGGTAAAAAACCAAAAGAACTAAATTTTGCAGATGTTAAGGATGATGTGTTTGAAGTTCTTGGTTATGACAGAGAGACACTCGATGAGAATTTATCCAAAGATCAACAGTCTGCTATTTGGTTAAATGTAATGAGAGCTGGTCTTGCAGTCGCTGCTGGAGAAAGTCCTGATGCTTTAACTAATGTGGCAAGAGGATTTGGTATAGGTCTTGAGGGTTATGGTCAAAACATAAAAGATATTAAAGATGATTATAGAGAAGATGTAGAAAAGTATACAACCACTGCATATACCATGTTGAAAGATGCCAAGGCAGAAGAACTTGCAAAGAATACGTTAAATTTACAAAGAGCAGCTTCAGAGTTTCAGATAACAAGTCAGTTCTTTGGTAAAGAAAGAGAGAACTTATTGAGTCAACTTAACAGAGAAGTGTCTCTTAGAAACATGAAGATAAATACTTTAAAAGCGTTTTCTGAGTTAGAGTTTGAAAAACAGAAGTTTGATATCAGTCAAGATCAATTTGAACAGTCACAAGAAATAGCTTTTCAAAAGCTAAAAATGATGGAAGATCCTTTGATACAAGGAGCTATCATCGATGGATATGTTGAACTTATTGATCCAAATAAACCTGCAACGTCTGATAACTTAAAGCCAACTCAAAAATTTAAAGATAGTAACAAAAGTTTATTAAATATATTAAAGAAACAATCCACTACAACAAAGTTAACTCAATCACAAGTCGCTGAAACAAAATATGGAAAAGCACCTGCGTTTGGAATAACTTATGTTGGAGATAAATCGAAGATTCCAGACTCAGTTAAAGAGATAGTTGGACAAAGAGTCAACGCTCTTGCTGCAGCTGGATCTGGTTACAATAAAGCTCTTTCTGGTGATATGGGTGCTTTAGGTGCAGGCAGTGCGTTAGCTCAAGTAATTAATGCGTATGATGGTATCAATGACAGTAGAGTAAAAATTAATTTTAAAAAATTGAATCCTGTAATTCAACTTGAAATTAAAAAAGGAGAAGGGGATGCTTATAACATATTTAAAGATAACATCGATTCTTTCATAATAGATTCCATTCCCGAAATAGAAGAACGAACAACTAAATAAAGAGTTCTGAATGTACACATATAGAGTCGGTAATGAAGACTACACCTTCAACGAAGAGATAGGACAAGAAGAAGCAGAAAGAAGAATTAATGCCTTAACTTCTGCTCCGACTAGCAAAGAGCCACGGTACGAGGGTTTTTTTACAGAAGCCGCAGAGGGTGTTTTATCTGGTGTAACAAAAATACCAGAAGGTATCATTTCAACTGGAACTCTAATATCAGATGCCATTACTGGAGGCAATGCAACTGGAGCCGTTGAAGCATGGTTCGATAATTTAAGAGAAGAAGCAGGCATAGATCCAGAAGGTGCAGCGGGTAAGGTAACAGAAGCACTCGTACAGTTTGGTATCCCAGGTCTTTATGCAGCGTCTGCTATTTCTAAAGTTGGTAAGTTAGCAACTGGCACTGGTATAGCTGGTAGTTTACTTAGACCAGACAGATTTATAACTGCTCCCATGACTAGAGGCACAAGCACACTTCTAAAAAAGTTTGCACCTAAAACAAAAACTGCTCTGACTAATATAGAACGAAGACGAAGAATACGAGAGGGTGAGGTAAAGATTGGAACCAAAAGAGTTGGTGAAACTGATGCTCGTGATCTATCTCCGTTTCCTTTCAAAAAATCAAGGGACATTGAAACCAAAGCACAAAAGGTTGGAAGATACGCAGTATTGGCAACTGGTGCTGGTTTTGCAGATGCCATAGTTTCTACAGACGATACACAGACTCTTGGTGATTTCTTCGAAGCAGGTCCTACTAATACAATAGATGCCGTAGGAAAAGAGGGACAAGAAAGAGCCTTTGCTAAAATACTTAACAAAATGAAAGTTGGAATAGAAGGTGGAGTTGCAACTGCCGTGCTACCCCCAGCATTTTTAGCGTCCTTGAATGTTGCGAACAGAACTCTAGCAGCACGACCCGCGGAGCTTTTAGATAAAATAAGTCCAACACTAGGAGCGGGTCTTGGAAAAGCATTACCTACTGGTAAAGAGACAACAGTTCTTGATTTAGCTAGTGGATTCACAGTGCCACTTGCAAGAGAGGGTATAAACAGAGCAACTAAAAGCATACTCGCAAGAGAACAAGAAATATTAACAAGAGGTTTAGTTGGAGAAGATTCAGTAGGAACATTATCTGGAATCATAGGCAGAATGGAAGCCATCGCAAGATACAGAGGTTTTTTAGATCCAGCCGTTGCAAGACTCAGATCATTAATTAACCCAGAAGTTGAGGGTAATATCAAAGTTGCACAACAAAAAATGCAAGAGATTGATAATAAAATAAAAGAACTTTTAAAAACAGAGCGTTACAATACTTTACCAGATCAACATAAAAAGAAATATATAGATAACTTTATGGATGTTCTTGAGGGTGCAGTTAAACGAGATGAAATTGACAGAACTGCACTTTCGGGAAGAAGATTAGAAGCAGCAGAAGAAAGAGCTGGTAAAATCGTTGATTTACCAGATGATTTGTATCAATTATACAGACAAGCCAAAGATACTATAGAAAAACTTACAGATCAATTTGTAGAGAGTAATGTAGTAAAAGAATTACCAGAACAAACTGTTGATGGCGGTATAACCAGAGGTGAGTTTCAAACACAGATAAGAAAGATTGCAAGAGAAGGTGGGTATCTTAGAAGACAATACAGAATATATAATGATAAAAATTTTAAATTAGATCCGACTGCCAAAGAAGAAATAGTGCAAAAGATTATGCGTAACGAAGGCGTAGATATAGGGCATGTCAGAGGTATCTTGTCTGGAACTTCTCTTAGATTAACAGACACACAAGCACAAGAACTTTACGCAGGTCGTTTAAATTTCACTAGAGACCAGGCAACTAGATACATAGATGAAGTCACCAGTAAAGCAAAACAAACTGGAGCAAACATTGGTCTGGGACAGAACAGAATCTTTCAGACTCGTCTTGATGTTAGTTTAATTCAAAAAAGAAAAGTAGACAGTGATGTATTAAAAGCAATATTAGGAGAGATAAGAGATCCAAGAGAAGCATTTATTTCCACTGTTTCAGAATTATCTAATTTTGTAGCAACTGACAGATTCTTACAACTATTCAAGAACTCTGTTGATGCAAACATAGCACAAGTAGCAGCTAGAAGTTCTAGACTTGCACAAGGAGCAGAGCCAGAAAAACAACTATTTTTTAAAATGGATGATGAAGTTGTGAATATTATAAGAAATAATCCAACTGAATTTCAAGGAGTTGATCCAGCAAACATATCAAGATTAAGTGACTTAGACTCAGAATCCATAAAAAAAGCTATAAATTTATTTGAAAAAAATAATCCTAACCATGTTATTTTAGGACGATCTGCCGACACAGTTGCTGGAGGAGACGTTACTGCGGGTGCTAACGCCACCAAAAGCATATACGGAACAATGTTTGGATATGCTGTGCCAAGAGTTATGTATAATAATTTAAGTTCTTCTGTTTATTTTAATCCAGACACGATGCCAACTCTTCTTAGACACATCTACGGGACTGCACAAAAGTTAAAAGGTGCTACACAATATGCAAAAACTATTTTATCTCCTTTGACTCAAGTTAGGAATGTAACATCTGCCTCAATGTTTGCTTTGGCTCAAGGTAATTATGGTAAAGGATCTAGTCTAGGGACATCTTTTAATACAGTATTAAGAGATGTAATAGATAAAGAACTTAAGTTAAAAAACATGACATTCTTAGATTTGGAAAGAGATGGTAAAACATTAGACTTTCTTGTTGATATGCAGAAACGAGGTGTTATTGGAAGTTCGGCTCAGTTGCGAGAGATACAAGATAACTTAAGAAAAGGTTTAGGCTACGAATCAAAAGGTGATTATGTGGCAAGTCAAGTCAGAGGTGATTTACAGTTACCTGGAGAAGTTGCAGGTCAAGGTGGTAGACGAAGTCCAGAATTTAAAGTGACAAGACGCAGTAAACTAGGTCAGTTTTTTGAGGGGCCGTTAAATCTAGCAGAAGATCTGTACAGAGGTGGTGATGATGTTTGGAAGATATACAATTATTTCTTTGAGCTACAAAAATTAAAAAATGCCAGACGTAAAATGCACAGTGATGCTATTCAAAGTTTGAAAAGAACAAACAGATCTCCAACTTTGGATCAAATAGCAGGTGCTGTAACCAATGCAGACGCACAGTTTGCAAGACATGTAAACTATCAAGGTCCATTAAGAGGAACAGAATCACAATTAGATGAAGCTCTAAAACAATTTGCAGCAGACAATGTTCGTAATTTAGTTCCTAACTACGAACTTGTGCCTGATGTCATCAAAGGATTAAGAGGATTGCCAGTTGGTGACTTCATAGCTTTTCCAGCAGAGATTTTAAGAACTGGTTTTAATACTTTAAATGTAGCTATGAAAGAACTTACTAGCGACAGTGCGGCAATCAGAGAAATCGGTGCAAGACGATTAACAAATGCAGTGTTTACTTTCGGTGTGTTAGGTGAAGGACTACAAAGATTTGGTCAAATGATGACAGACACATCTGATGAGAAGTTAGATGCTATAAACAGAAGAGCAGCACCTTGGCAAAGAAACGCACAGTTGATACCAGTTGGAGAGGACAAAGATGGAAATCCAGAAGTTCTTGATTTCAGCCATACAAATCCATGGTCAACTCTATCAAAGCCTTTTCACACAGTATTAAAGTCTTTACGAACAGGCACGAAGCTAGATAAATCTGGTGTTGAAAATGCGACAAATGCTATCTATGAAGCCATGGGTGAATTTTTTGAACCTTTCTTTGGAGTATCTATGATTTATGATGCCTTCATTGATGTGTTGCCAAGAGAGGGAATCACATCTTTTGGTGTAGGAAGAGGTGGCGTAACACAGTCTGGTGCTAAAGTTTACAAAGATGCAGACAGTAAGGCAATGTCCATTGAAAAAGGTTTGATACATGTATTAAATACTTTGAAACCTAATATATTACCCATAAGAATACCAACTGGTGCAGATTTAGGAGTCACCAGTGCTTTGGAAGGTAGAGACTTTGAGCCTGTAAAATCAATAGAATTAAGCAGAGGAGCAAGAGGAGTCTTGTTTCCAGAGGGTGGAGAGTTTTTAGGTTTCAATGTTAAGGCAGAAGAACCAACAACTGGTAGAGAATACACGAGAGCTGGTGAAATATTCAGAGCTTTTACTGGACTGCAAACTAACGTCATAGATAGAGAAAAACTACTACAGTTTTCTGGTCAAGAATTTAAAGGAGAAAGGTCAGGCGCAGCCACTTTGTTCAGTGATGCTTTGCGATTAGAAAATCCAACAGACAATCAAATGTTAGAAGCATATATAAGAGCAGACAACGCTAGATTAAAAGCCTTCAAAAAAATGAAACTAGCCTACGATGATTTTAAAAAGATGGGATTAAGTGAAAATAAAATTATAAGAATTTTAAAACAAAAAGCTGGATTAGGTAATAAAGAAATATTATCTCTCAGAGCGGACAGATACATTCCATATCTACCAGACAAAAAGAAAAGACAAGATGCCTTAAGAAAAGGAATTAGGATTCCTTTGAACGCAATACTAAGAGTGTACAGAAATAGATTCAATACAAGACTAACTCCAGAACCAGAGAAAAAAGAAACACCAGATGTGAGAAATATTTTGAACACTGCACCTGTGGACTCACCAACGGTGGCACCTGTTTCACAGAACGTAGCACCAGAGCCTACTACAAACGTAGCACAGAACATAATCAATGATGAATTTTTTAGAACAGATCCACGCAACAGAGAGATAGCTGCCTTTTTAGGAGCTAATCCAGAGTCCGTTTTGAAAAACATGCAGATAGCTAGGAGAACTGGATGAGTAGATTATCGCCACATTTTACAATAACAGAGTTTGTTAAATCGCAAACGGCAGAAAGAAAAGGTATTGAAAACATGCCTGGAGATAAACATGTAGTCGCTATGATGGCACTGTGTGAAAAAGTTCTTGAGCCTATCCGTGAACACTTTGGTAAACCAATTGTGATTAACTCTGGGTATCGCAGCGCAGCATTATGTCGAGCAATAGGATCAAAATCCACCAGTCAACACTGCAAAGGTCAGGCCGCTGATATAGAAATACCAGGTGTTTCTAATGCAGAACTAGCACAATACATAGCAAACGAAATGGATTTCGATCAGTTGATATTAGAATGTCATGAAAGAGCCAAGGGTCCAAGCTCTGGTTGGGTGCATGTATCATACGTTGGTGACGCAAACAGAAAAGAAATTCTTACATACGATAGAGTAAACGGATACAGATTGGGGTTAATTTATACATAGATGTCTACATTAGTTGTTAATTTACCTTCCATAGATGTATGGGTACGAAAAGAATATTTAAGAGATGGTGAAGATGGACACGGAGAATTTGTAAAAGGTGTTTGGGTTACTGCGAAATCTATTCCAGGTAGAGCTTTTTATTTTGAAACTTACCTTCCTGACTACGGTGCTCTTTACGACAAACTACCTATTAGTGCTTTTACTGTTGAACCACAGACCCCAACTCCAGATATGGATCTTTATAATCTCCAGTTTTGGAATTGCATGGATTATGGGGTGGTGGCTGTTAGCAAACAATTTATAGGATCTATGGACTTTGAGGTGTATACAAGAGATCACGGTATTGTAAAGGGATCTTACGTCTGTACTCTTGATAACTATCACGAAAGCATAGACACAATAGATTACTCAACTAGTGAGAAACCAGCAGAACATAAATCATTTAACTTATTAGAATTAGATAATGGACAGTTTTGTTTGTATCCAAACAACAGAATGAGAGTGTATGATAATTCACTAACACCAGACAAGCCATTGCAACCAGACTTCAAAGTTAGCACAGAGATATATCAAGTTGAAAATGGACAGAAGTTCAGACTCGGGGACACAGATGAGTATTTTTGGAAGGCAAAAGATGAATGATAGAGTTTCTTCTGATCTTTATGCTCAACGAAAGAGTCATAGATCAGACACAAAGATTTGAAAATATTAACAGTTGTTTGTATTTTGCAAGACGTTTGAATAGTCAACCTAATATTCCACTACCAGATGGCGAAATCGGCAAAATTACTGCATATTGTAAGCCTGTCAGAAAAAAATAGGCTCTCAGATCAACACACAGAGCCGAAACAAAGTGTCCGTGTGTGATTGTACCCTAGAAATACCTTTGTTTTTGAGTGTTTTTGTATTATCCACTATCCAACCTCTCCCCAGTTTGACCCCATTTCAGCGTCCACATCGAAGGGTATTCTAAGTTCGGGTATGCAATTAGACATAATATCTTTGATTTTCTCTACTTGTTTGTCATTTTCTATATTAAAACATAATTCATCATGCACAGTTAACATTGGAGTTAGACCAGCATCATAACAATCGACCATGGCTTTCTTAGTTTGATCGGCACTAGATCCTTGAATTAATCTATTTAAGGCTTTGTATGTAAAAGCTCTTCTGATACTGCCCTTGCCGCCGTATTCATCAATGGCTTCTTTCATTGGCATGGCTTTATTATACTTGTAAGACTTAGGCTCGTACATATTGAATCTACATTTACGGCCCAACCAAGTTCTAATGATACCACTCTCAGAGGCTTTCCTTGTTGTCTTCTCTGAAATAGATTTAAGAAAGGGAACTTTATCATTATATTTTTCTAGGAGAGCAGTCGCTTCTTCAACAGACAGATCAAGAATATTTGCTAACTTACCTTTACCCATACCATACATCAATCCAAGGTTCACAGTTTTTGCTTGTTTTCTTGGTATGCCTGCTATATCTGCTACAATCTGATGGAAGTCAGCTTCGCCTTTGTGATACAAAGCCACAACGTCATCTATCTGTGGATGTCTGTCAAAGCCAGTCAATGTGGCACAATAATGCACCAACCATCTTGGCTCTTGTGAGGCATAGTCAAAAGATCCCCACTTAGATCCCTCTTCTGGAATAAATAATCCTCTGATAAGTTTCTTTATATACGGATCTCTTGCAGGTATCTGTTGCAAGTTAGGATTACTTGAGCTAAACCTACCAGTAACGGTTCCCCCGCCGTCAGAACGTAAAGGATGAAAGTCACAGTGTATTCTACCATTATGAGAATGTTCAAGAATTGTATCGATAAAAGTCGTATTGGCTTTATTAACTTCCCTTATCTTTATAATCTTCTTCGCAATGGGATGAGAATGATTGGCAAGAAACTGTTTTGTAAACGCGGGGGCCCCGGACTTTTCTGTGCGAGAATACGCAAGTCCCATAGCATCAAAGACTTTTGCTACAGATGTGGCGACCCAAGGTTCAATCGTAACTCCAGTTTCTTTGACTATCTCATCTACAAGTGATTTCTCTAACGCAGTTAATTCTTTCTTAACTTGCTCTGCTTTGTTTAAATCCACTCGTACACCTGTTGTTTTCATATCAAGAAGTAAAGGTGTAAGTCTAGTTTCTAGTTCGAATATGCCACTGCACTCTTCTTTAGTTATCTGTTTTCGTAACTCGTTCCACAATTTTAAAGTTATTGCAGCGTCATGTTCTGCATAAGCACCAACATAACGAGGTGGTAGTTTCCACATGCCAGACTTTGGATCCACACCAAACTCTTCGGCGGCACTTTTGAGCATCTTCTCATCTTTGTATGTACCGAGATGATCTCCAGCTAGTGAGTTTAGATTGTAGTATCTTCTGTTCTCATTTAACAAAGGCGCTGCAACCATGGTATCTCTGATCTTGCCTTTGACTTCTACACCCTCTGCTCTAAGCCAACCAAGATCGTACAGAGCATTGTGGAACACGAATGTTTTGGTTGTGTCTTTACACAACTCTGTTAACCATTGCATTACAGTTCTTCTTGGCATGTTACCCACAGTGTGTGCTATCGGAAAATACCAAGAACTGTCTCCCGCAGCTACAGCAATACCTATAATGTGTCCGTCTTTTCTACACCAGCCAGGTCCTAGCTTCAAAAGATTCTCATCTCTCGTTTCTAAATCAATAGCTATTGTGTCATACTGTGATAGATCGGGTATAACTTCGGGTGGAGTCCAATCAGAATCCACATTACCCCATGCTACATCTTTTATGTCTTGTTCCAATAAATGGTATTGGTCACTTGTCATTTATAATTTCTCCACCTAATGCAGCGTAGCCTATTATATCGACCCAACTGTCATCGTGTTCTATCGTTTCTGCTAGTCTGGCTAGTTTTACACCAACCATACAAGCCACAACTTCTTGTGCCGTAACTTCTCTGTCTAATATAACAGACCATATTCTTGCTATTCTTTCGTGATTAAATTTAGCAGGCCCATACTCTTTGGCTCTCGGACCATTGATTAGCTGCTCTGCTTGATCTAAAAAATATTTTCTGTCTTTTTTATTTTCTTTAAACTCTTTTATTGGTTTACCAAAAGGAGATTTATTTGTGGTTTCAAGGACTTCGCACATGTCATGGACGTAACTATCCCAAAACGGACTAGGGTTTTCTTCGTCAGTTGCTCTTTGTAAATACCATTCTTTTTTCATAATTCAAATCCAAACTGTCCAGATTTTTCTATTATATGTAACTCCTTCTTTGCTCTCGTTACACCCACATACCAAACTCTCCTCTCTGCATCTTGATCTGGACTTTCTATACATGCCTTCGTTGAGTCTAGCAACAATGCTACATTATCTGCTTCTCCACCTTTTGCTCTATGGATTGTAGATACACGGATTCTAGGATCTGCCGAAAGAATTTTCTCTCCTCTTTTTCTAACAGACACTATGTATGCAGCGACTTGTTCTGATATCTTCAATACATTTTGCCATGGCACAAAATTATTTGCTGTAAATTCACACAGTCTTTCTAGATTACCTAATGAATAACCTTCATCTGGTGGTCTTTCACTGTTAACATCTTCCAAATTATACATCAACTTTCTACCTGATTTCGTTATATATTTAGGATCAATCAGTTTAGAAAAAGGTTTTAGCAAGTCGGCAGGTACTGATGCTCCTCTTTGTAGTTTCAACCATACCTCTATTGCCACTAGAACATTTACCGATACAGACCAACCCTCTCCTTCTCTCCAGAATACATAACCCTCTTCTCTTAATTTATTGCAAACTTTGTTAGCGATGTAATTAGTTCTTGTTAAAATCAACCATTCTCCTTCCGTCATATCAACATCAAGAATATCGTTATGCCATGTAACAAGTCCCTTTTCTTTTGTTGGATTCCACGATTTATTTTCTCGTTTCGTGATTTGATCTGTCAATCCTTCAGCAAAAGCAAACGGATGTTCTGGAACACGATATGATTTACTTAATATATATTTAGTCTCACTAGCATTAAGAAAATTATTTACATCAACACCCATCCAAGAATATATCGCCTGGTCATCATCTCCAGCGTAGTAAACTTTGTTTGAATTTGGAACAAGAACATCCTTAACCATCTTCCATTGCAGTGGAGCTAAGTCTTGAGCCTCGTCTATAATAAGTAAATCAAAGTCGGGAGACGTTCCTTGCCAAATAAACTTTTCTATCATATCAATAAAATCAAGTTTACCTTTTCCTCTCTTGTAGTCTTTGAAAGCCTTATCTAATACATTTAACTGTTGCCAATTTAGGCTGTGATCCCAACCTCTATAAAACTCTTCTTGTAAATCTACTTGTTTTACTCTTGCATATTGGATTAGTGACATGTACTTATCGCCACCAGCGCCTATATTAAACAGTGGACCTTCTTCTATATTTACTGTCTGTGTAGTTCTAAAATCCAACCCTACAAGTTTACCAAGTTCATTGTAATCACGACCCGACATAACTTCTGATGTACTTAGTCCGAGCCAACTGAAAGCAAGAGAGTGTAAAGTTCTAAAATAAATCAAGTCTTTTGAATCTAAACCCTCTATGTCTTTTAATGCTCTAGTCTTTGCTTCTGTTGCAGCTTTTCTACTAAAAGACATGAAACCTATTTTTTTAGGATCAATAAAATGAACTAAACTACCTTCAACTAATTTTATTAGAGTTGTAGTCTTACCAGTTCCAGGCGGCCCAAAGATTGTAACTTCTTTACCATCTTTAAAATATTCTTTTTGATTTTTAAATTTTTCAAAATCAATCGACATTTTTACCCCCTTGTCCTTCTTTTGATTTTTTATTCTCATAACATAATCCTTTTGCATATATTTTTACTGCCTTTGGATATATCTTCCACAGTTCTTCAACGACATAATCTTCTATTAATTTTTTGTCGTCATTACATTCAGCCATTGTCTGAAAGACCACACCTGGCTCCCAAAAACTACATATAGATTTACCACCGTTATACCTACATCCCTCAATTAAAATCGTACAAAAAGCTATCATCACTTCCATTAGAACGGAACCTCCTCTTCTTCGATTGTTATTGGTTTGACCTCTACCTCTGCTCCAAACTCTGGTATCCACCAGACTCTCACAGTTTTCCATTTGCCTTGTGATGTTTGAAACTTTTTAACAACAGAACTATCTCCGTTGTTTACTTCTTTCAATCTCTCTTGAACTTGTGCTCTTGTATAGTTATCGAACTTTCTGTTTCTTAAAAACTCCATCAAGGAATCTAATCTAAAATATGTTCGAGATTCCTCTACATCTGTGTATGGCTTACCGATCACGACCTCTTCAAAACTCTGTGCTTGTACTCGACCAGTGCAGAACAATTCTAGAAAAGATAAGAACTGTCCTTTGTATGTCAGTTCTTGTGGTACAGCAATCTCATTGCAGTTCTCAAGCAGTCCATTAACTTGCACTTCCCAATCGGCATCTTTCATCTTTGGTGGCATGAAGTTCAACTGTTCCATACATGCTCTTTGAAATAGTCTTGGTGCTTGTAGTTCTTCTGTAGTCAACTCAAGTCTTCTGCCATCTATGTCCAAGAACCACAAACGAGGCTCTGATAATATAACTGACAAGCCACTGATTGCAGGCATAGATGTTGTGCCAATACCATGTTTCAAACCACGACATACACTTTGATTACAATGTGATGACATGGGTTCTTCTTTACATAGATACTGATATTCTTTCTTCTCTAATGTAGATTGCACTGTCACTATCTCTGATGCTGGCAAAGGTGGACTAAAATGTTTTACATTCAACTGCTCCAACTGCATCTTCCAATCATTGGGAGATGACTTCTGTAAAAAAACTCCAAGTTGAAAAGCCACCTTGTTTCTGCCACCTTCAAATACACCCATGCTAAGTAATGATTTGAGGCACGGAACATAACCAGGAAATAAATTTGGTTTACCACCAACAGATATCTCCATAAATTTTTTGGGATCACATTTTGTTTTGTGCACTCTGTCTATAAACTGTTCAAGAGAAGCCTCTACAAACTTAGACTTCTCTTTCCAGATCCCAAACCTCAAAGTCTTTTCTGCATCAAAGTATGGTAGGTTTATAAAATTACCAACGTCCCCTCGCTCTACCAATACTTGCTCTTGTTTTGGAAATATTTCACAACGACCATGACCAAGTGCCGCAGCTATCTCGGCAGCTTTGTCTCTAAAATCTGCCGCTTCCATCCACTTATCAAAGAAAAAGAATATGTGTGCACCCCCACTTTTACTACGGCACACGATACACGGAACTTTTAGTTTATCTAATTTATCCACTAACTGTTTGTGGTCTAGTGGGTATTCATCTATGTCAAGAGCACCAAACTTACATTGATTGTTCTCGTTGATTGGTATTGCACCGACACCTTTTCGTCCATCTATGTGTCCTTGCATCAATTCTAATGTCAGTGGTTGTCTTACGATAAATGATTTGGCTTTCTGTTTGCCATTCATTCTTTGGTTGGATACTTCTGTCTGTCCGTGTGCTCCACTAAAACCTTCAAAAGCATATAATAATTCTTCTGTTAAATTCACTCTACACTCCCAAAAAGAAAAAACCGTGTAGATGAGTGTGGTATCTACACGGTCAGTTTAGTTAGAACGGTACGTCTTCCTCTTTTGCCATATCATCGGCAGGAGCAGCAGCCATCTTGACTTCCCCCTTGCTTACACCTTGATACATATTACGAGCTTCAAGCATCATCTTCTCTATCTCGGGTGTAACGTCATTGATACGATCTAGCTTATAGTTAAACCACTTACCTTGATCGTTGGCTTCTAAGACAGTTGTTACTTGCCAAGCCGTTCCATAAATAGGCATGAGAGCACCACTTGGTAATCTCGCACTATTCTTTAGAGTATTCCATCTACGAGACACTTTTAACTGTGTCTTCTTCATATCAAGAACACTCGGTGCTATGGTCCCATCAGCAGATTGTGCAATCACTAGGTGTTGATGAGTTCTGACCAACTCGTTTCCGTTAGGTAACAATTCAATTGTACCTTCACGACTCGTCATTGTAATGTCTTTATCATCTGCCGCTAGTTCTCTTACAAAACCACCACCACTTGATCTAAGTTGAAACTCTAAGAACTTCTTCTCAAAAAAAGCAGGAACAACAATGACACCTTCATCTTGCTTGTAAACCTCTTGCGAGACAGTATTGAAGATGTCGCCTTGCTCAGCACCTTTGATATACAAAGGATCGTCCTTTTGTAGTTGTGGAGATAATGCTTGGATAATCCTTATAAAAGGTATCTGCATATCTTCCGTAGTGATATTTTCAAGACCAACACCAGCGTCAGCTTCTAACATTTTATCTAACTCTGATGCCACTACTTGAGTGGTCTTTCTCTGTGCAACTTGGTTCATTACTGACCTCCCTTTATCTTAGCACGGTTGCCCTGGTATACTCCAAATAGATCAAAGTCTATTTCTTTACCACTTTCAATTCTATTTTTTACCCAGGTTTTTAAAGTCATTGGATGCACATGCTGTTTCTTGACAGGCGCAAAACCTTTATTCTCAAGATCTGCAACTACAGAACCAGCTTGATTATCTTGACCCATACTGAAACTTACAACAACTTCGTTCTTGATAAGATCTCCTTCTCCAATCTCTCTGAGATATTGAAAAGCCTCTTGCTTCTTAGTTTCGGGTATCCTCGCAGAAACAAACTTATCGATTGAAACTTTGTTGCCGTCAACTGTAAGACTTTCAACACCCATGGTCTCCATCAATGAGGGTATGTCTTCCTCATCAACAGATCTCTTTTTCTGTTGTAGGTCTTTTAGTTGTGCTTCGGTATCTTTGATTTGTTGATCTAAGTCAACAGATCTACGGATTAAAGACGACAGACTTTTAGTGTCGCCTTCTCTGACTTGATTAAATGCTTGAGGGTCAGCAGCCTCTTGCTCGAATAGTGAATACACATCACTCATCGTTCTCTCCTTCTACGTTAAAGTTTATGCCCTTCGGCGGTTATTTGAGAGTATAGATACTATACTCTCTCGTCAACGAGTTTTTTCTTAGACTCGTATTCTTTGTC